GCCGGACCATCTCGGCCAGCACCCGGCCCTGCCGGGCCAGGCTCTCGTACTCCTCGGTCAACCACCGGGGCGGCACGATGCCCGCGCCGGACACGGTCGTGGACAGCGCGCGGTTGTGCTCGGTCAACCGGGTGGCCGCCTCCTCGTCGCCCTCACGGGCCCGGACAAGGTCGGTGAAAAACGAGTGCTCCCCGCCCTCTACCGCGCTGCGGTAGTGGCCCGGATCGCGATCCTGGGCGGTCGTGGACGAGGTCGTGTGCTCGGTGCCCGAGCCGGAGCGCTCCTGGTCGCCGCCGGGGCCCGGGGCCCCCGCGCCCTCGGCTTCGTCGGCGGTGCCGATCTCGGCGTACCCGGCCGCGACCCGCGCGGCGCGTAGCTCGTCCTCGACGAGCTGTGAGATCTCCTCGGACAGCGCCTCGGCCCGCTCGCGGTCGGCCGCGACGGCTGCCGCCTCGGACTCGGACAGCTCGCGCCCGGCGCCGTCATTGGCGCCCGCGGCAGCCTCGATGACACCCCGGGCGCGCTCGTGGATGGTGCGGAACTCCTCGCGCCGCCGGGTGAGTACGGCCGATCCGCCGGGCGCCCGACGGTGCATCGCGAGGGTGGTGGCCAGCAGAAAAAGACGTACGAACATGGCAGGCACTCCCGGTCAAGGGGGCAGGGATCAGGGACCGGGGTGCCGAGTCGGAACGCCGTCGGGGTGCTGATCGGCCGGGGGTGAACACCGGGCGTCAGGAAGCCGAGCGGTCGATCGCCGGGGAACCGGGAATCGGGGCGAGGCTATGGCCGGTGACACGGCGCTGTCAAAGATCGTGCATTCAGCGCCGGTTGCGCAGGCGGATGGCCTGGCCCAGCAGGACTCCCACGAGCACCGCCAGGGCCGCCCATGTGACCAGCGCGAGGACGATCCAGCCGACCACGCCCACGGGTGGGCAGCCTAGGCGACCGGCCAGTCCGCCAGCGCCAACCGAGCGCGGGTCAGCCGGGGCCGCTCGATCGTGCCCAGCGTCTCGTGTCGGACGCCCTCGACGACCGCCGCATCGGCGTACGCGCCGCGCAGCACCGAGGCCGCCTCGAACGGGTCGAACCGCTGCCGGGAGACCGTGCCGTCGAGCAGTGTGCGCGACCACGAGGGGGCACACCGGAACCCGACCGACAGCTCCCGGTAGACCCCGTCCCGGATCAACTCGATCAGCTCGTCCCCGGTGGCCGTCTTGCTGATCCGCCACTCCCCGTACAGCCCGGCCGCGTCGTCGCGCAGGAGTTGCGTCCGTCCACACGCGACACCGCCCTGGCGGACGTGCTCGCGGGCGAAGTGCATCCGGTAGGCGGGCAGCCCACCCGGTGCCCGGCCGCGCTCCCCGGCTTGGATCACGTGATCGGCCGAGCCTCGCTCGAACTGCTCGACGAGCTGATCATCGATGCGCTGCGGGTGGTTCCACGGGACCAAGATCCCGTACACCGTGCGGCCGTCGGACCCGCCCGCCTCGGCCCGCATCATCTCCAGCTCTGCGCCCTCGACGCGGTGGAACACTTCCTCGATCATCGGCATCCCCGTACCTCCCCCTTTATGCGACGTGCACGATCAGGCCAAGGCGAATGAGAATGGCCACCGCCAGCCATATGATGAGCAGGACGCCCGCAATGGCGCACATCCATAACGCGACCGCCCGGGCCATGGCCTCATTCCTTGTCTGCGGCTCACCTACCGCGTAAATCGTCGGCAGCACCCCGATATAGATGGCGATGAACAGTGCGATATCGGTCAGCGCCTCTAGTGCCGCCTCTTGGTTCACCCGTCCACGTCCCCGTGCCCGGCCGCCAGCCCGGGCACGTCCCCGGGCTCGCGCACGTGATCGCCCCGGCGGCGCGCCCGTCGAGCCCGCCGGGCAGCCCGGCGGGCTCGCTTGACGTCGCGCCAGTGCCGCCGCTGGATGCCCTGTGCCCATCCGGCCGCCACCGCCGCGAGCGCCAGCAGCTCGCGGTAGAGCACGGTCCCCTCGTCGGTCTGCGTGATCTTGTCGAACCGGTCGGACAAGATCGCGAACTTCCGCGGGTCCGGCATGTCGGGATTGAGCGTGGTCGAGCGCCAGCCGCCCGGCCCCGTCATGTCGAGCATCGCCCGGCCGAGATCCCGCCGGGTGGTCCGGGTGAGCGTCGTGCGGATCACCCGGGCGGCCCGCAGCCCGGCGGGCTGGCGCTCGTGCGGGATCTCCCGCTCAGCGGGATCCGGCAGCTCAGCCGCCGGGTCCGGCCCGCCCGGCGCGAGATCGGCCCCCGACGTTGACAGTGCTCTGTCAACGCGCGCCGCGCCGTACAGCTCGTGTTCCTCGCCCACTGCCACCGCCCACCTCTCCAAGATCATCGCCCACGCCGTGATCACGCCCTCCCAGAACGCCAGGCCGAACCAATCCGGCGCTACCCTTTGCCTACCGGATTCTTGCCCTTCCGATCCCCGGGCCAATAGCCGAAATGGTCGTGGAACCATTGCGAAGCAATCCGCTTCGCCTTCTCCGGATTCCCCACGTGCTTGAGGATATGGTGATACAGCGCCGTCCAGGGGTGCGGCTTGGTCGCCCATTTCGCTAGCCCCTCTTTCGACAGCCAATATTTCTTGAGATTGTTTCCCGCGTCCCCCGGGTGCAGATCCGCGCGTAACTGTTCGTCGGAGAACGGTCCACGCGGCGCATCGGCATCGGTGAGCGGGGCCCGGTAGTAGTCGGCCGTCATCGCTGCCCCCTTTTCGGTGCGATCGACTGTGCCCACGCGGCGCACAGCGCCATGAGCCGGATCAGTTCGCTGTAAATCAATTCCGGAGCCGGGGCCTGACCGGCCAGGGTGTCCCCGATATTGCCGGTCTGGCGGGTGAGCTGCACGAATTTCTCGTGATCGGACATGTCTTCATCGAGCACGGTTTGCTCCGCGCCGACCGCGGCAATCCGCCGATTCACCTCCTGGTGCATCGCCTTGATCGTCTTCTTCTTGATCGCGCTCTTGCGCTTGCGCTTGGCCTTGGGGGTGCGCTGTACCGCCCGCGCGTCATCGGGATAGTCCGGCTCGTGCATGGCCGAGGGGGGTAGATCCGTCCCGGCCCGCTCGGCCGTGGCCGAGGCCGGGGCCATGGCGCGCTCCGGTGGGTCGAGCTTCTGGGCCAGCTTCCTCTTGATCTTGCGCTTCGCCTTCTTCGCCTTCTTGCCCAAGATGGCCACTCCCTCACGACCTCACTGGTGTCGGCTTCGCTGCCTTGGGCCGCTGTCCGGCCCCGTGCGAGGGCCCCTGCATGCCCGTGCGGCCCGGCTGGCGCGCACCCCGCGGGGGCCCGCCCGGGACGCCAGTGGCCGATCCGCTGCCGCCGGGGGGACCCGCGGGCTCGTGACTGGTGACCTCGGTCGGCAGCGCCTCGATCTTCTGTTCCTCGGTGAGCGGCTTGCGGCGCTCCAGGGCGCGCACCTCGTCACGGGTCATGAACCCGTTGCGGATGGCGATCTCGTAGCACTGGAACCGGGTGAGCGTGTCGGATTGCAGCTCCGCGTTGCGGTTGGCCTCGACCCACCGGCCACGCGGCCGGATGGCGGTGAGCGCCTGCTCGAACCGAGCGAGCCAACCCCCCGCGGAATGGCGCAGGAAGTCGATACCCTTTTGCTCGATGTTCTGATACGTCCCGGACACCTGTCCTGCGTTTAACCACTCAGCATCCATTCCGAACATGTTGGCGATCTCCACCAGGGAGAACTTCCGGGCCTCCAACAACTGCGTTTCGGTCGGATTCCAGGCGAGCGGTTTGGCCTCGACGAGTGCGTTGGTCACCATGGGAGACCGCACCCGCTGCGTTTCGATCGCCTTGGATTTCAATTCCGCCGCCTGGCCGGAGTCGAAATCCGGGTCGAATGACCGGATGTGCATCGTCGGGACGCCCGCCTCGGACACGTTGGCCGCCTGCCCGGACAACGTCTGGGCCAGCGCCAGCGGGCCGCCATTGAGCCCGACCTCTAGCACGCCCATACCGCGCAGCGCGCCGGGGCGGCACATCCCCTTGACGTGGAAAATCTCGTCCGGCCGGTACCAGCGGCCCGACCCGTCCCGCGGATCCGCGTCCGGGACCGGCTGCGGGCCGATCCAGTAGGCGATGCTGCCGACCGGCCAGGGCAGCGCGTCCCCGCGCTGCACGCGCTTGATCCACACCCGCTCGGCCACGACCGGCGCGAACGAAGACGGGTAGCCCTGCCGGTCCCGGCTGGTGATGATCGCCACCGCGTTGCCGTGGAACAGCGCGTCGAGCCCCATCGAGGAGAACGTGACCATGCGGGTGTCCGGCGGGGCCGGTTGTTCCAAGATC